GGGTCGTGGACGCCCGGACAGGCGCTGTGTGCAAGGCAGCGCGCAAGGGGACATGCGCAACGGGTCGTGGACGCCCGGACAGGCGCTGTGTGCAAGGCGGCGCGCAACGGAACATATGCAACGGATCGTGGGCATCGGGTTAATGATGCAGGAGGCAAGGCATGAGTGACGAAATCAAGAAAAAAGTCGAGGAGCGGGTCCGGGCCGAAGAGGAGACCGAAGCTGCTGAGGGACGAGGTCGCACCAGGGCAAATACCGGAGGCACGGCGCAACAGCCGCCAGCGGAATTGAGCGAGGAGTTTCTCCTTGAGTGCTACCGGGCCAACCGAGTGGGGGATGCCATGATTTTCAACGCGTTGCAGCGGGGCAAGTTCGTGTTCGTCAAGCGTTGGGGGCGATTTTTGCGCTGGGCCGGGCACCACTGGGAGGAGGACATCGACGAGACGGCCTTGGCCGAGGTGGAATCCGTGTGTGAGCAGTATCTTCGCGTGGTGGCGCGGTTGAAGCGCCAAGCCGAAGGACTGACCGGACCAGAGGCCAAGGCCAACGAGGATTTGCGCAGCGGCCTGCTCAAGCGTGTGGCCCTGCTGCGGGACACCTCCGGCAGAGAGAAACTGCTCACCTGCGCTCATACGATTCGGGATCCGCTTTCAATTCGTGGTGACGAACTGGACCAACTGCCCTATCTGCTGGCCACCAGAAACGGCGTTATTGATTTGCGCACCGGCGATGCTCGGGATGGGCGACCCGAAGACTATATCCTCAACGCTTGTCCCATCGAGTGGCAGGGCATTGACGCACCTTGTCCGGAGTTCGAGCGCTTCATGCTCTCTTGTCATGACGGAAATCAGACCATGGTGGACTTTCTCCAGCGGGCTCTTGGGTACGGCATTTTGGGATGTCGGGATGATCACGTTTGGCTGGTGTTTTATGGGGCGCGGGGGCGCAATGGTAAAGATACTTTACTCAAGACGCTCATGGCAGTGCTCGGCAACGACTTGGCCAATGTCATCCCTACGGAGATGCTTTTGGATTCAAGAATGCCGCGTAATTCGGGGGGGCCTTCGCCGGACGTGCTTTCCCTGCGGGGCAAGCGCATGGCCTTTGCCTCGGAATCCGAAGACGGGCAGCGTTTCGCCATGTCCAAGATTAAGCAGCTCACGGGGGGAAGCCTGCTTTCCGCACGCGGGCTTCAGGATAAATTGTACACCTCCTGGAAACAGACGCATCTGCTCTTCCTTTTGACCAACGAGATTCCGAGGGCCAAGGCGGACGATGACGCGTTTTGGTCGCGGCTGCTGGCCGTACCCTGGAAACTGCGCTTTGTGGATAATCCATCAACCCCTGATGAGCGGCAACGGGATCCGCAGATGGAATATAAGCTTCAGACTGAACTGTCAGGCATTTTGGCCTGGTTGGTTCGCGGAGCACTGGCCTACCAGCGTGATGGATTGGCCCCGCCGGACGCCGTGCTTTCCTGCACTCGGGAGAAACGCGATTCGTTTGACGACGTGGGGCGGTTTTTGCGGGAATGCTGCGAACTGGAACGCGTGCCGGAAGGGCAGGAGTCGGATTTGCGTATCGGGGCCACAGAGTTGCTCAGGGCCTTCAACTGGTGGCTGCACAAGAATGTGGATTCGTCTTACTCCTACAGTCCGCGTCGATTTGGCGACGTGCTGGGCAAGAAGGGCATCCCCAAGAAGAAGTCCGGCGGCATGGTTTATCTCGGGGTTTGCTTGTTGGAAGAGGTCCGGGACGAGATGGAGCAGGACCTGGAGCAGGAAAAAGACAAGGGGGAGCGGCATGAGCGGCGCAAAAAGCTCTTTGATTGACGGAACCTCCCGGATTCTCCCAGCGTTGTTGGTTATTTTCAGAACTCAAGACCTTGGAATGTTATCTTTTTATTGAATTATGGGAGCGTGGGAGCTTTGCCAGCAATCTTTTCACAGGTGCGCGCGTAAAAGGGTTCATGGGCGTAATACGTCTCTTTATCCTCCCATGTTCCCAAAATTAAATAATAGTAAATAAAATAGACGGATAAGAAAAATACTGGCCGGGAGCCTTCGGGAGCTTCGCCAGGGAGACGGGGACATGAAGCACTGCATTCTGGATCGGCTGCGTTCGCGAGGGCTGGAGCCACGGCACCAAGCCGCCACGCATGGCGGAGAATGGGCCAGTCCTTGCCCTCTTTGTGGCGGTCGGGATCGGTTTCGGATTTGGCCGGACCAGGAGGGAGGACCTGCTTGTGCCCAGTCCGGGGTGCGCGGCACCTGGTACTGCCGTCAGTGCGGCAAGGGCGGGGACGCGCTTCAATTTTTGATGGATGTGGAGCGGCTGTCTTTTCCCGAAGCTTGCCGGGCGCTTCGTCTGGAGCTGCCCGAGAGGCATGGTCTGCCCCGGGTTCCCCGGCCTGATGTCCGGCGCACGTTCTTGCCGCGGGAGGCGGGCCTGCCCTCTGCGGCCTGGCGCGAACAGGCCGCCAAGCTGGTGCAGCGGGCGCAAACAGCGTTGCTTCGGGATCGGGCCATGCTTGATTGGCTGGAGCGACGGGGTGTGCCCGAGTCTGCGGTGCGGCGTTTTCATCTCGGACTGGTGCAGGGCGAGCGCGGGCGCATGGGCATGATTCGGCCCCGGTCGGTTTGGGGACTGGAACCTCGGCAGGTACGCAATCAGGACGGAAGCGTTACGATGAAGAAGGCGTTGTTCATTGCACGGGGGTTGCTGATTCCGAGTTTCGGCCCGGACAACGAGCCTAGGAGCCTGCGCGTGCGACGTTTGGCCAAGGATGTGGCTCAGTGGGGCGATAAGTACATGGTTGTGGAGGGCTCGGCCATGACTCCGCTGCTGCTCGGTCAGGATCTTCGGGCCGTGGTGGTGGTCGAGGCCGAGCTGGACGCCCTGGCCGTGGCGGCCTGGGCCGGGGATATGGCGGGCGCGCTGGCTGTTTTGACCAACCGGGGCAAGCCGGACGCAGCCACGCATGCGCGGCTTTCTCGGGCCTTGCGGATTTTGGTGGCTCTCGACTTCGACAAAGCCGGGGCCCAGGGCTGGAGCTGGTGGCGTGAGACCTATGCTTCGGCACGGCGCTGGCCTGTGCCTGAGGGCAAGGATCCGGGCGACTACGTGGGCCTTGGCGGGGACTTGCGGGGCTGGGTGCGGGCCGGGTTGCCTCCGGCGCTGACCTTGGGAGCGTCGGAACCTGTGGTGCAGATTTCCGGGGCAGCGAAGGCGGTGATACAGGCGACGTCATCGCAGGACGAAGGACTGGCGTTGCAGTCTGCATCCGTACCGCAGCCGGGCACTGAGCTGCGTGAACTGGCCAAGCTGCTGCGCCGGAAGTTCGGCTGCCTCTGGCTGAGCAGCTCCGGGGGCGGCAAAATGCTCGGGGGGCAGATCGACGCGGAGGTGCTGCCGAGCGTATCTGCGTTGCTGGAGCGGTCCGATGTTCTGCCGAAGCTGCTGGAAGCCGGACGCCCCCAGGAAGACGGATTGGTGATTGTGGACGCGGTGGATATTTCCCGCTGGCTACGGAGTCAGGCCGGGAGCAGGCGATGAAGAGCCGAGGAGCTGACTACGGACGGCTTTCCTTTGGCGCGTCCTGCTTTTCGGCGGGACGCTGCTGTTCGTCCTGGGTCTGGGCATACGCCTTGAGCACCGCGTTCATGAGGGTCTGCCAGCCCTTGCCTTTGGCCTTGTACCATCTGAGCACTTCGGCATCGATGCGCATGGAAACGGGCTCCTTGGGCTTCGGCAGCAGATCCTGCACGCGCATCATCACGGCCTGGCCCAGGTCTTCGTCGGTCCAGGGCTGGGCGTCCGGATCAGCCAGGGCTGCACGCTGCACGTCCTCTTCGCTCATGGCGCGGACCTTCTTGAGGTCACTCCTGGTGGGCTTCATATGCCTGCCTCTCTTTCTTGTTGGCCCGGCGCGGCGAATGCTGGGTTCAGAGCCGGGCTTCCGTGCCTTCAGCGGAAAGGCGCAGTCCAACAGCCTTGAGCACGGCGGAGAGTGTCTTCAGGGTGGGGTTTCCCTTGGGGGAAAGGGCGCGGTAAAGCGTTTCGCGTTTGATTCCGGCAGATTCGGCCACGGTCTGCATGCCACGCGCCTCGGCAACGTGACGAAGCGCGATGAGCAGCGCCGTGGGGCAGTCCGCATTGTCTTCAAGACTGGCCTTGAGATATTCGGTCGCCAACTCCGGATCGGCGCGCAGCATCTTCACTGTGGCACTGTCATGGGAGACGCTGGGAGAGTGCTTTTTGGTCATGGCTTTCTCCTTTTGAAATCGTTGAAAAATTCCACGGCCCGTTCGATATCCGCACTCTGGGTGCTTTTGTCGCCTCCGCAGAGCAGCAACATGATCACTTCGCCCACGCGGGCGAAATACACGCGATAGCCGGGGCCGTAGTGGATACGCATTTCACAGACGCTTTCCCGGACGGCTTTGGAGTCGCCCAGGTTCCCGGATTCCATGCGGTCAATGCGGGTCAGGATTCTGGCCTTGGCGCGCACGTCGCGCAGGCTGCCCAGCCAATCCGCGAAGACATCTCGTCCCTCTTCGGTCTGGTAGTGCTCCACTTTGTACATGCTTATTTGTAGCTTTTAATTCACAAACGGTCAAGGGCGGCGCGAGAAAAAAGTGGAAAGTGAAGAAAGAAAGCCTGTTGCAGGTGTCGAAACTGTGCAGCTTTGTGGTGAACAGATGAAACTAATCGTCGATTTCTTTTCATTGAGGGCAAGGCGGTTTTTCTTGACGCTGGTCGCGGCATGGGGCAAACATGGAACAGGAGCTGGTAACTCCTTGATCCAACGGCGGCCCCACGCCCGTCAGACATCGTGGGATTTTTGCTTTCCAGCCTCTGGAAAGCGGCTCGGCATTTCCAGCCGGGTGTGGGACGAATACAAGACCCTTTGGGGGAACACTCCCGCCGTCCGTTGGCGGTTACCAGCACCCGGCCTTTGTCGATGGTACGGCAAGGGCAATGGTAAAACCCAACGGAGGTTCCGTCATGGAACGCACAAGCATCCTCTTTCCTCTTTCCGAACTGGACGTTCTGCGCGGCAAGGCCGCCAATGTGGAAGCCGGACTGCGCTGTCTGGCCGCATTGCTTTTCGAATTGGGCGTCAGCGGGCCTGCCCGGGAGAGCGGTCGGCTCATGGGTCTGGCCGCGCTGCTGCGCACGCAGGCGGACCGGACCGCGGAACTGCTCGATCCCCTGGACGCGGAGTACCGTCTGTCCGGGGAGCGCTCGCCGGGCGGTGAGGGACGCCATGTCTGAACTGCTGCCCTTTGACTTTGACGGCAATGCGGTGCGCGTTGTCCTGCGCGAGGACGCGCCCTGGTTCGTGGCCAAAGACGTGTGCAATGTGCTGGACATCTCCGACCATCATCAAGCGGTTGAACGCTTGGATGATGATGAAAGGGGTAGGTACAGTATACCCACCATAAAAGGCCTTCGTGAAGCCAAGGTGGTTTCCGAGTCCGGTCTGTACGCCCTGATCTTCACCAGTCGCAAGCCCGAGGCCCGGCGCTTTCGCCGCTGGGTCACGGGGGAGGTCTTGCCGTCGATCCGCCGCACCGGCGGATACGGGCGGCCACCCCTGGCCGCTGCCGTGGGCGGGCTGCCGTCCGGGTTGCGGGCTAAGGCCATGCACGCGGCTGTGCAGGCCGTGCGACTGACCGGGGGGACCGAAGCCGACATCGAGCGGCTCTTCGTGACCTATTGCGGCTGGCTGTCCATGGAGAAGCCGCGACTGCCCGCGCCGGACTGGACCGGGCAACTGGAGCGCTGGATCAGCCGCCATCTGGACAGGACCAACACGGCCAGCACAAAATCCATGAGACTCTATGAGCATTTCAAAGGCTTTTTGCGGGAGCAGGGCTGGGACCAGCCCATGCCCAGCGTCCGGGTTTGGGGCGAGCACATGAACGCGCGCTTCCGGCGGATCAAGTCCGACCGGATGCGCTACTACGTAAGCTTGCGGGAGGACGAATGACGCTGAAACAGGCGGCGGAAGCGGGAGCCGGGGGCGACCCGGCTCCGCAGCAGGGGGGGCGGACCTTCAAGACCCAGCTGGAGGCCGTGGACTTTCTCACGGCTCAGGGCTTTAAGGTGGGCAAGAGCAAGTTCAGTAAGGACGTGCGGAGCGGGCGCGTGGCCCCTGGTGGAGAAGGCGTGTTTGAGGCTGGGGTGCTGCTGGCCTATGCGGCCACGCACCTGACCCCGCTGGCCCGGGCCGAGGACCGGGCCGGGAACCAAGCCGCAACCCAGAAGATCGCTGCGGATGCGGACCTCAAGGCCGTGCAGGCAGAGCGCATGCGCCTCAAGCTCCAGAAGGAGCAAGGCCTGCTCATGCCGCGCGCGGAGCACGAGGAGGCTCTGGCGGCTAGGGCGCAGTTCTTCAAGTCCGAGGTGGAAGGCTTTATCCACCGCGCGGGCGCGGACTTGATTTTACTACTGCGCGGGGACGAGGCCCGCTTTCCGGAGCTGGTGAATTGGTGGGAGGAAAAGACCGCGGAATGGATGGATGCCTGGAGCGGGGACCGGGAGTTCGGCGTGGCGGACGCGGAGCTGAGCGCTGGGGGTTTTGGGCCAGACCAAACGCAGACGGAGATCGGGCCTGACCGGGATTCGGAATTTGCCAGCGGGCCGGAGACTGGGGCATGAACCGGAGCTTTCGCTTCACTCCGGGTGAGCGGCATGTGTTCCGCCGCCGTCCGCGCGTTCCGGTTTCGCGCTGGGCTGCGGACAATCTTGTGGTGCCGGACGGGCCGTTTTCTGGCGGGCGCTTCCGGCTGGACGTGAATCCATACCTTGCGGGAATTATGGATTGCTGGGGCGAGCCGTGGACAGAGGAGGTGGTGGTGTGCGGTGCGCCCCAGACCGGTAAGACCCTGGCCATGTACGCTTGTCTGGCCTTTGGGGTGGAGATGCGCCCGGGGCCGCGCATGTTGGCTATGCCGGACGACGATACCTTGGACCGGGTGGGCAAAGGCAAGCTCCGGCCACTGTTTCGGGCCTGCCCACCGATACGCGCCCTGCTGGGCCGGGCCACGGCCTCGCAGATTCGTTTCCGCGACGGCACGGCCTTGTATCTTTCCAGCGCGCAAAGCCCGGCACAGCGTGCCTCCATTTCCGTGCAGGACCTCTTTCTGGACGAGGAGGCACTCTACCGGCAGATCGCGGGGCAGGGTGTGCCTGTGCTCGATTTTGTGGAGCGGACCCGTTCTTACGCGCACAAGCGCAAGATTTTGCGTGTGTCCAAGCCCGTGGGCGGGGAGGACTGCTCCATTGTCCAGGCCGTGCGCGAGGGCGTGGACGAGTTGCGGCGCTTTGAGGCGCGCTGCCCGGCCTGCATGACCTTCCAGGTTCTGGAGGAACCCGGGCTTATTTGTACGGAGAAATGCGAGAGCCCTACTGAAATTCGGCGGCGCAGGCTCGGGCGCTATAAGTGCGCGCATTGCGGCTACCTTTGGAGCGACCATGTGCGCGACGTGGCCGTGTCCTACGGGCGCTGGGCCGCAACCGAACCCGTGGCCCGGCCCGGCCGGGTGGGCTTCCACCTGCCTGCGATCCTCTCGCGCACCGTGAGCCTTTCCGAGATTTTGGCAGCCCAGGCAGCGGCCGAGGCCTCGGACTCGCCCGACGAGAAGCAGGCCTACGCCAACGGCTACTGGGCCGAGCCGTATCTGGCGGCCGAGGTCGCGCCGGAGCAGAGCGAACTTTTGGAGCTACGCGAGCCGGACCTGGCCCCGCGCACCGTGCCGCGCGAGGCTGTAGCCCTGACCTGCGGCATCGACATGCAAAAGCGCAGCTTCTACTTCACGGTCTGGGCCTGGGCCGAAGGACTGCGCTCCTGGCTGGTGGACTACGGCAGATTGCGCGATTGGGAGGACGTACTTTCCCTGGCCGCGGAGACCTGCTACCCGCGCGAGGGCGGCGGGGAACTGCCCATCTGGCGCACGGCCCTGGACACGGGGGGCGGCCGGACCGACCCGGGCGTGCTCACGCGCACCGAGGAGGCCTACCAGTTTTTGCGCACACACCATGGCTACCGATTGCACGGCACCAAGGGGCTCTCGCGGCCGAGCCAGACTCCGGTGCGCTGGACCGTCATCGACAAGATGCCCAAGTCCAAGAGGCCGATCATGGGCGGGCTGACGCTCTACCTGCTGGACGTGGGCTACTTTAAGTCGCTGCTTTTTGGGCGGCTGACGCCGGAGGCACGCCAGCCTGCGCGGCTCTATGATGCACCCGAGGAGGACCTGGTGGACTACCTGGAACAACTTACGGCGGAGCGGCTGGTGCGGGGGCGGGACGGCAAGCTGCGCTGGGAGCGACTGCATAGGAACAACCACTACCTGGACGCCACGGTGCTGGCCCATGCCTGCGCGGATGGCTCCTGGACCCCGAGCTTGCAGGGCATGATCCTGCGGGACAAGGCTAAGCCGACGGGGCGGCAGCACAAGACGGGCGAAAAACGAGCAGGGGGACGGCGATGGTGAGCGAGACCGCGTTGGTGGGCATGGCCGAGATTTGCGAGTACGTGCGGCGCAGCGACGCCACCGTGCTCAAGTTGATCCGGGATGAGGGGTTTCCGGCAAAGAAAATTGGTGGTATTTGGGAGTCGGATAAATTATTGATAGATGAGTGGCGAGTGCAGGTACTTCGGTGTTCCGAAGTGAAAGGAGCAAATCAGCGGGGTCACTGATATTGGTTGCAGGGAATAATATGCAAAAAATAAATTCGCTTTTGCTTCCAACAAATTTTCCAACTTTGAATGCGATAAAGTCATGCAAAGATAATTTGTGTGGATATGAACCAGAATTTTGGGAGTTTTTTTATGAGGCTAATAGGTACTTAGAACGTGTTGACATTGAGACACTTTCAGAAAGGTATCGAGCTCTGTTGAGAAATCTTACATGCCTATCAAGTAAAGAACGGGATGTTATCCCTCGACAATCCACGTTAAGCTCTTGGTATTGGTTCATTAAAGAACACCAAACACGGTATGAATTTTTTCTCAGGGGAGAACCATTGCCGGTAGAGCCTCCCGCAGGTGTTGTATGCAACGAGCATGTTGATGCTCCGCTACGCCCCAGAACACTTAACGGAACGGATGTTATTTTTCGAAACTGCAAACAACAACATGCAATCTCTTTGGTGGAGAGAGGTGGATTACGGATTTGGCCCGCCTCAAAATATAGTGAACTTGAAGGAGACAAAGCAAGAGCGGACGATGAGTTAAACAAGTCGGTTTTCTGGTCGGGTGCTAAAATTAAGATCACAACACAAAGCGGCAATGAGATTCCTGTTCTTGGGAATTTTGAGCGTTTAACATCTATGCATGACTATTACACATATTGCACTTCATGCAATTTTGTCTCTGAATTGAAAAATGAATGTGGCGGTGCATGTGTTGTTATCAATGATGTTGCTAAATTTTCTAATCGTTTAAATAATGCTATCAATAAAATACTAGACAATTGGTATGATTTTCATTGTCCTGTGCAATACTATGATCCGTATGACTGCCCCCCAAATCAACAAATTGACACGGCTATGTATAAAGATTTTAAATTTGCGTATCAACAAGAATATCGTTTTATTTGGATACATATGGAAGGTGTCGAAGCTGCTGGTTACTTGGATTTGGAATTGGGATGTCTGTCCGATATTGCTCAGTTATTATGATAGCGTTTGTTTTTTGTTGCGAAAAGCTCGAATGTATTTATCGATCAAAAATAAGCTAAAATGAATTGAACTTGATTGATGTCAAGCCCAAAGATCCGAAATGATCCGAAACCACACCCTGTCCATCCCAATATAAGCCCAAATTCCCGAAAATTTCCGAAGTGCCCAAAAAACGGGGGTATGTTCGTTCCGTAGACTGAACCTCAGCCGTACGGAGCGGGCATGGCCGCAAGTTTCACCACCTGGACCGCCTTGCGGACGCAACTCCTGGACGATTTTGCCCGGGGCGCGCATGTCCAGAAATCCTATACCTGCGGTGAGACCACCATCACCTACCGGGATTTTGCCGAGTTCCGGGAAATGCTTGAATACGTGGAGCGCCGTGCTGCCGCGGAAACGGCCCGGCCCGTGCGCCGTACTTATGCGGCCCAGGGGGGCGGGAAGTGGTGAGGCGGCTCTTCGGATTTCTGCGGGGCGGTCCGGCCCCTGACGCGGACCGCGAGCAGCAGCGGACCAGCCCTGCGGAGCGGCTGCGCTACGCCGCTGCCCAGACCGGGCGGCTTGTGGGGGATTGGTTCCCTGCAAATCAAAATATCAACACGTTGGTCTCCCAGGCCTCGCCCCTGGTGCGCTCACGCATGCGCCAGCTGGTGCGCGACTTCCCGCCTTTTGCCCGGGCCGTGAACAGCCTTGTGAAATACACGGTGGGCACGGGCTTTCAGTTTCAGAGCCACGCGGCCCTGCCGGACGGAAGCCCGGACAGGCGGGCCCGGGCCGCCATCGAGGAGGCTTGGCGCGTGTTCTGCGAGGAAGCAGACGCGGCGGGATCGCCTGCGTTGCGGCTTTCCCTGCATGAACTGGCGGCCCTGGCCAGGCGGCAGGACTGTGAACAGGGCGAATTTCTCGCAGTGTTTCAGGAACGCAGGGACCGGCGCGACGCGTTGCTGCCTTTTGGCCTGGCCTTTTATGAATCCGAACGTCTGACCGCGCTGCACGCCCGTGCCGAGAACGGCAACGAGGTGCACGACGGTGTGGAGTATGACCGCCGCACCGGGGCGATTGCGGCCTTTCACCTGTTGGAGGACGGCTATGCCCGGCGCGTGTTTCGGGTGCCTGCGGAGCGGGCCGTGTTCGGCCTGAATCGGCTGCGCGTAGGGCAACTGCGTGGGATCACGCCGTTTGCCCCGGCCCTGCTTCTGGCTCGGGATCTGGGCATGACCATGGACGCGGAGATCGACGCGGCCAAACTGGCCAGCAAATGGCTGGCCGTGGTCAAGACCCCGGACGCGGCCGGGTACCAGCGTGAGCGCATTACAGGCCAGGACGAGGAGGGCCGCTCCATCGAGAACATGGAAAACGCCATCCTCGAATACCTGGAACCGGGCGAGGACATCGAGATCAAAAGCCACCAGCGTGGAGGCGAAAACTTCCAGAGCTTTACACGCTTTATCCTTCGGCTCGTGGCCATCACCGTGGACCTGCCCTACGAGATTCTCTCGGGCGACACCTCGGGCCTGAATTATTCCACACTGCGCGTGATCCGAAACGACTTTGCCCAGGCCCTGGCCCCGGATCAGCGGCGGCACATCAGCCAATTTTATCAGCCCGTGTTTCGGCATTTTTTGGACGAGGCCGTGCTGCGAGGTCGGCTACGGCTGCCGGGCTACTGGTCTGAACCCTGGCGCTACCGCCGGGGGCTCTGGATCCCGCCGGGCATGAAGCCCGTTGATCCGCTGCGCGAGTTCAAGGCCGCGGCGGAGGCCATCAATGCCGGGCTGCGCTCGCCTCAGGAAGTCATTCTGGAGTGGGGCGGGGATCCGGAACGGGTTTTGGCTGAGCTGGCGGACTGGCGGCGGATGCAGCGGGAGCACGGACTGGACGGGGCCGGAGCAGAGATCGGGACGGTTTCCACGGCGTTGGCAAATAATCCGGCGGCCGTGGCGGGCGAGAACGACGAAAACGACGCAGACGACGGGAACGGCGAAAAAGCGGAGGGGCGCACATGACGAGAGCGCGAAAGTCGCAGGACGAGGGCATGCGCACGCGGGCCGCACGCCTGCGCCTGGACGAAGCGGGCCGCCCGGCCAGTTTGGACGAGGCCGCGCGCAGCGTGGAAATCGTGGCGGCCAGCGAGGCTCCGGTCATGGTTTGGGACTGGGAGTTGGGCCGGGTGCCGGAGATTTTACTTATGTCCGGCTTGCGCGAAGTGGAACAGGTGCCCTTGCTGGATACGCACAACGCCTGGGAAACGAATTCGGTGTTCGGTTCGGTGCGTGGGCTGCGTGTGGCCGGGGACCGGCTGTTGGGCCGGGCTTTTTACTCCAGTGTGGAGGAGGCGGACAAGGCCTTTACCAAGACCCGGGAAGGGCATCTCACGGACTATTCCATTGGCTACCGGGTGCGCACGTATCTCAAGGCGCGGGAAGGCGAAAACGTGGTCCACGAAGGCCGGAGCTTTACAGGGCCGTGCATTGTGGGCGTGGAATGGGAACTGCACGAGGTGTCGGCCTGCGCTGTGGGCGCGGACGCCTCGGCCAAGGCGCGGGCCGGAACGGACCGGAGCGCAACCAAGGAGGATGGCATGGAAACATGGATGCGCAGAATGCGCGAAAAACTGGGCCTGCCCGAGAACGCGGATGCGGATGCCGTCCGTGCTGAATTGGAGCGGCGGGCCGGAGCTGGGCCGGACAGCGGAAATATTGAAGACCAGGGCGGCGCATCGGAAACGGACCTGGAAACGGATGGGGTCGCGGACCGGAGTTTGCCGCAATCCGGATCGGCTTTGCATTTGGATTCTGCGTCTGGTTTTGCACCGAGGGTGCAGACCAGCGCTGCTGGGGGAGACGCGGCTGTACTTGCTGCGCGCGAGGCTGTGGTTGAAGAGCGGGCCAGGGTGGCCGAGATCCAGGCGCTTTGCGCGCGGCACGGCTGCGAGGATTTGGTCCCGGGGCTGGTGGCGGACGGGACCGGCGTGGACCAGGCCCAACGCAGAGTCCTGGAGCGGTTGGCGGCGTGCAGCGGAGACGGAACACGGAACGTACCGGGGTTCCGCGTGGAGATGGGCGCGGCCGAGGCGGACAAGTTTCGGGCCGCCGCCAAGGACGCTCTGCGGCTGCGCGGGGGCGGGAGCTTCGCTTCGGACGGGGCTCCGGCCGAGGGCGCACGGGAGATGATGTCCTTGAGTCTGCGGGAGCTGGCCCGCGAATGCCTTGTCCGCTCGGGCCAGCGCGCGCCGGGCAACGTGCTGGAGCTGGTGGGCCGGGCCCTGACCAGCTCGGACCTGCCGAACATTCTGGCGGACGTGGCCAACAAGAGCCTGCTGGAGGGCTTTGAACTGGCCGGGGAAACCTGGGGCGAATGGTGCGCGGACGGCAGCCTGGGCGACTTCAAGCCTGCGACTCTGGCCCGGGCCGGGGAGTTCGACGATTTGGAGGAAGTGCCCGAGGGCGGCGAATACAGCTACGGCAGCCTTGAAGATGTCAAGGAGACCGTGAAGCTCGCCACCTATGGCAAGCTTTTTGTGATCACCCGGCAGGCGATCATCAATGACGACCTCGGGTTGATCACCGAGACTCCGCGCAAGATGGGCGAGGCGGCCGCGCGCAAGGTAGGGGACCTGCCTTACGCCGTACTCGCGGCCAACGCGGCCATGGGGGATGGCAAGCCGCTCTTCCATGCCGGGCATGCCAACCTGGCCCCGGCCGGGACCGCCCTGGACGTGGAGCCGTTGGACGCGGGGTTTTTGGCCATGAGTTCCCAGAAAGATCTTTCCGGGAAAGCCCGACTGAATATCCGGCCGACCTTCCTCCTGGCTCCGGTTTCGCTCATGGGCACGGGGGAACAGTTCTTCAAGACCGAGAGAATCGGGGGACAGGAGAACAAGCCTAATCTTGCGAACATCTATGCTGGCGACGTGCTGAGGCGCATCTACGAGGCCCGGCTGAACGACGCCTCGACCAAGGCTTGGTACCTGGCTGGGCCCAAGGGAAAAACAGTGAAGGTCTTTTTCCTCAACGGACAAAAGAGCCCCTACCTGGAAAGTAGGCAGGGCTGGAGCGTGGACGGCACGGAGTACAAGGTGCGCATTGATGCGGCGGCCAAGGCTGTGGATTACCGCGCGTTGTACAAAAACCCTGGAGCTTAGATGGGCGTTGAAAATTTTCTGATGGCGCTGTTGCCGCGCCCTTGGAATTTTTGAACGGCCCTCCCAAATGGAAGAAGGAGCAGGACGTGGCCAGAAATTTTATCGAAGATGGGCGGGTACTTCAGTACCTGAACAATGGGGGCGCGGACATTGTCTCGGGCGAGGCGGTGCTCGTGGGCAAACTTATGGGCGTGGCCCTGGTGGATATTCCGGTGGGCGCTTCGGGCAGCGTGGTTCTGGAACGGGTTTGGGAGTTGCCTAAGGCGGCCGGGGCCGTGCCCCAGGGGGCCCAGCTTTTCTGGGATCCTGCGGCCGGGGCCCTGACAACGGAGGCAGCGAACGGCGAGACGGACAACGTGCCCGCGGGCAAGGCTTTTGCCACGGCCGCAGCGGATGCAACCACGGTGCGCATCAAAATCAACGCCTAGGGAACCCTCCATAACCGCCTTTGGACGGTTCGGCCTTGGGGAAGCACCGGGCCGTCCAAAGGCCAACTGCCCACCGGGAGTTGGGGACGCACATGGATCTGAGCAGCCTTGCCGCCGAAGCGGTCTGCCGATTTCGGGATTTGTCCGCGGAGTTCAGCTTTCGGGCCTTTTGGGCCGCGGTTGGCTCGGGCCTGACGTGGCTTGTGGGCGGCTGGGGCGAGGCTCTGGGGGCGCTGGCAGCTCTTTACGCCATCGATTTTGTGTTGGGTTTTTCCGTGGCCTGGAAGGAGGAGCAGCTCTGCGCGGCGCGGTTTCGCGGCGGACTGTATAAAATTTTGCTTTACGGACTGGTGATCATGGTTGCCAATCTGCTGGACATGGCAATGGGCGATCTCCCGGTTCTTGCCCATCCCACACGGGCGTTATTTGTCATCTATCTTTCCTTGGGTGAATTTCTGAGTGCCTGCGCGCATATCAGCCGATTGCGGCCGGGCATCCTTCCGGCCGGGCTACTCACGCGGGTGCGCAATTATCGGCAGAGCATGTTTCGCCCGGGCTGTGCTGCCGGGCAGACGAACGGAGGCGGTGATGTCCGTTCTTGAAGTGCTTCGTGACGAATTTCTGCCCACCTGCATTCGGGGCCGCCTACTGCTGAACGGTGCAGACTGCTGCCGGACATTGGAGCCGCCTTGGCAGGGGAATGCTCCGGGGAAGAGCTGCATTCCGGCCGGGACCTACGGGCTGCGGCTCTCCCGGTCGCAACGCTTTGGTCGGCTGCTGCCGGAGCTGCTGGACGTCCCGGGTCGGAGCATGATCCGGATCCACGCGGGCAACGGACCCGGGGACACCGAGGGCTGCATTCTGGTGGGACCGGAGCGCGGGCCGTACCGGGGCATGCCCGGATTGCTCTACCCGGCCAGGCGGAGCGAGACAATCTTGGTTTCGCGGCTGCTGGAGCTGGTGGGCCGGGACGGTTTGGCTACAATTACGATTTGGGAGGAGCGGGGATGAGGCTTTGGGGCACGCTGGCCGGGAAGATTCTGGGCTTGGTCCCCTTGAAGTGGTGGCTGGCCGGGATGGGGGCGTTGTTGCTTTTGGGGAGCGGGTATTGCGGGTTGCGTTGGCAACTGGCCGAAGCGGAGATCGTGCGGCTGGATGCACGGGCGACGCTGCTTGCAAAGGAACGGGACCTGGCAAGGGCTGACCAGGATGCGCTGCGCCTGCAACTGGAAACGGCGCAGGCGGACTTTGCAGCCCATGTTGCCGGGATAGCAGAAGATAGAAGACGTCTTGCATTGGCGATTGAACGGCCCGCAATACCGGGCAGGGTGGTGGACGATGCGACAAGTGAATGGGCTTTGGATCGCCTTGATGCTTTGCTGGTTCGCTAGCGGATGCGCCGGGCAGGACACGGCTCCGCTTGCGGTGACGCAGCGGCTGGAGTCCTGCCCGGCGCCCAGGCCTCTGCCGCCTGTGCCCTTTGCGCATGGCGAGCATATTGGCAGCCGGGCCAATGTGGAGGCCTTGCTGGAAAATACCAGACGCTTGCGCCTTGAAATCGACGGGTTGCGCGGCACACTGCGCTGCTACGAGGCGCAGGCCCCAAAGGACCAGCCATGAGCTTTGCGGATGCTGCCCTGGGCCTGTTGCTGCTTTCCGGGCGGGAAGTGGTGTTGCGCCGTGCCGACAAAGGGGAAGGAGTGCTGCGCGCCCTGGTGACGGAATACGGCTTTGGCGACGCTCCCGGGAATTGGCCCGAGGTTTCTGCCTCAGGCATGGGGCGCTACGCTGAGTTCCGTTTGCGGCCTGGAGACTTGAAGGCAGATTCCGGACTGGGGGAGCCTCATTACCAGGATGTGATTGTATTTGGGGAAGGGGAATACGAAATCCGGGCCGTGCGGTTTGAGCCGTGCTGCTTTGGCGAGGACGGGCCGCTTTGGTGCGTGGTGCTGGCCGTGTCTGATCAGCGGGGACGGGCATGAGCGGAAAGGTCTACGCACTGCACGCACTGCGTCTGGAGGACGAAACAGGGCCGTATCTTGAATTCTTGAAGCGGAGCTTTCCGAGGGAGATGCGGCGCGCCTTGCGCTCCTTGGGCTTCTGGATGCGGGGGGAGATGCGCGCCGCCATTTGGAGCGGGGGATCGAGCATCGGGGAATCCTGGCCGGAGCGCGCAGACGCGACCCGCTCCCGGCGGCTGACATTGCTCAAGGCTGGAAAATATTCTGAACGTCGGGGGCGCTGGACCAGATCCAAAAAGTTGAACCTTGTGCGCGGGGAGCGCCTGGACCTTTCCACCGGGCGCAAAGGACGGCCCCTGGGACCGGAACCCTTTGGCAATAAGCTTGCGGCGGCTGTGCGTTACAAGCTGCAACCGGAGTTCGACCGCGTGCAGATCGGCTTTCTTTCGCCCTCGGCCATTCGTTTTGCCGAAGCGGTGCAGGAGGGCAGGCGCGGCGCGCGTCGGAATATGACCTACACCGAGACGCAGCCCATGGGGGAGAACATGCGGCGCATGTTCTGGGCTGCGGGCATTCCCTTGGCCCGGGGAAGGCGAACCCTGCGCCAGGAGAAGCGGCCGCTGGTGGAGCCGCTTTTCCGGAGGCGGCAGGCGGAGATCAACCGTCGGCTGAGCGCCCGGGTGGAGGCCTATCTGCGTGGATTGGACAAGGAGGCGGCCAGCGCCTACGTGCGGACAGCCTTGGACCGGGGGGGCGAAGGCCTTTAAGGCCTCTCACGCCACCGGAAGTTGCAATTGGGACAAGGAGGACGGCGAATGCGGATGACCTCGCTGGCCGTGGCCAAAGGCTGGCGCGACGCCTTGCGCGGGTGTGCGGCCCTGAACGACTACTGCATGGAGCGCTTTGGGCGGCTGCCGAGGCTTTTTCTCGGCGTGGACGAGCGGGACCTGCCCGGGGCCGGGGAAGCGCCCTACGTGGCGCTCGCACCTTTTGGCGTGCGCGGCGGACCGGAAACCGGAGAGACCAGGATCACGGTGCGACTGGCTGTGGGGGCGGTTTTGGGCGGTACGGAGCATCTTTCGGAGCGAGAGACGGAGTACCCGGCCTACGCGCGCATGGAAGAGGAGCTTTGGCCATTGGTTTTGGGAGCGATTCAGGCTGCGGACCCGGAAGCGGCACCCGCCACTGTGGAGACGGAAATGGACGCGTTGTCCCGCGAATTTTTGGAGCTGCGGGCCGAATGCGTGGTGACCCTGGAAAATACCATTGGAGGATATTGAGGTGAGCATGCAGGAAAAAGGTTACCGGACCAGGGCCTGCTTGGCCTTTGAACAGGAGTACAAAACCCTGCCGGAAACGCCGCGTGGGATGTTGCTGCCCGTGAACCGCAATACCGTGTCAGGCTCACGCAATCAAAATGCATCTGAAACCCTGACTGGTCGTCGGGACCCGGTGGAACCGGACCAGGGATATTTGGATGTGAGCGGCTCATTGGTGGTGCCTGTGGATGCACACGCCTTTGGGCTGCATCTGCGATCCATGTTTGGCGAGGCGCAGAGCGCAGTGGTCCCGGCTGTGGCGCTTTGCGAAGGCATGGTTTTGGATTTGGGATCGGGCAAGGTGGGACTGCCCTGCCTGGGACACGGATTGGCGGCGGGGGCGCCTGTGCTGCTTACGGGGACGGAGCAGTATGACGGCGCCTATGTGCTTGAGCCTGAGACAACGGATTCATTGCTGGTGATCCGGGCTGGATTTGCGGAGGCAAGCGCCGTAACCAGTGCGGCCACGGTTACACTGGCCCGGCAGGTGCAACTCGATGTGGGGGCTGTTTCAGACCTTGGCAACGGGTGCGTGGGACTGCCCAGCACCGGGCACGGTCTGCCTGTGGGGGCGGAGATCGAGCTTGCGGGCAGCGCGCACTACGACGGGACGCACCTGCTCGTGCGCGGAACTTCAGCCAATCGATTGGTTATTGAGGCGGACTTTACGGCGGAGGAACTGGACGGGATGGAGACGGCCACGGCCCGGCTGCGCGATCATGTCTTCACCGTGCAGGACGCGGCTATGCCCTCCTTTACCCTGGAGAAGGCCTTTCCCAGCATTCCCGTTTATTTGCGCTCGCGGGGCTGCAAGATCAATCAGTTTTCCATGACGCTGGGAGGGGACGGAGAGCTGACTGCCTCCCTGGACATCAAGGGCGCGGCCGAGGACAAGGCTGTCGCTGTTTTGGACGGTACTGCCGTGCGTTGGCCCTTTGTTCGGTTCAAGCAGTTTCAGGCTGGGGTGAGCGAGTCCGGGGTGGTCCGGTCTGGACGGTTCACGGAATTGCAGATGACCTTGGGCTTTAATCTGGACGACGACACCTACACCCTGGGAGACGGCGGCGAGCGTGGGGACCTGGGCGAGGGAGTGATTTCCCTTTCCGGCAATTTGACCGGCTTGTTCAAGGATTCTGATTATCTGGATAAGGCGCTATCCGGGACGGTCACGAATTTTTCCACCCGTCTGGTGAACGGGGGATACAGGCTGGTTTTTGATTTTGAGGAAGTGCTCCTGGCCAGGACCTCGCCCAAGGTGGAGGGCAGCAAAGGCGTTAAGGAGTCCTTTGACTGGAGTGCGTTTTACAATTCCGGCGCTTCGGATACGTCGGTGAAGGTTACCTTGCGCAACGAGATTGCAAATTGGGAGGTCTGAGTGGTGGAAGTCACGCTGACAAGCGGGCGCGCCGTGCGCGTACGGAGCCTGAGCTGGGACGATGTGGAGTGGCACGCTGGACGCGAGGAGCAAAGCCTCGGCCAGTTGGGGGAGCGGCGAATATTGGTGCGGGAGACTTTGGAACGGCTGTACGGTGAGGATGTTTTTGCCGAGGCGGCCGAGTCCAACGCGGATGTGTTGGCGCTCTACAACGCTACGATTCGTCATAGTTACGGGATGGGACTGGAGGAAGAAATAAAAAACTCCTGACGGCTTGGTCCTGGGCCACGAACCCGGACCGGATCGAATATTGCCGGGCTTGCGGCATGGCTCCGGAGGGATGTGTGGATTGCCCAGAGGCTGAGGGGCCGGAGCTGGTTCGGGAAAACGAGGACGCTTGGCGGCTTTGGCTGGCTGGGCAGACGCAGTGGCGCGGAGCAGGCCTTGGGATCATTGGTCTGGACTACCCGGCGCTGGAACTGGTGGGGCGGCTGCTGCTGCCGCCGGTGGAACTGGACCCCACCACTTTGCGCAAAGTTCAAGCTCTGGAGCGGGCCGAGCTGGCACGTCTGCATACGAGGATGACGGATCATGCCTGAAACCAGGATCATCATTTCCGCCCGGGATCTTTCCTCGGCTACGTTCCAGCAAGTGGAGGGCCGGGTGCGGCGCATGCGGGGCGAGTTCGCCCAGGCAAATACCGGCATGGCCGCGTTTACTGCCACAGCCAAAAAAGCTGTGGCGGCTCTGGCTGGAATTCAGGTGGTCGATTTTGCACGAAGCATGGTTCAAGGGTTTGCCGAGTTCGACAAGGGATTGGTGGGCGTGGCCAAGACCACGAACATGGGCGGCCAAGCTTTGGCCGAGTTGGGTGCTGCAATTGATACGATGACCACCAGGTTGCCTCTGGCCGCTACGGAGCTCTTGAGCATTGCCCAGGCCGCCGGACAGTTGGGCGTTTCGGGTCACGATCATATTCTCCGGTTCACCGAGACAGTGGGCATGCTTGGCATGGCCTCGGATCTGGTGGGAGAGGAGGCGGCCACAACCCTGGCGCGGATGCTTACCGTCACAGGCGAATCCATGGACTCCGTGGGGAGGCTCGGCTCGGTGATCGTGGCCCTCGGTAACAGCATGGCGGCCACGGAATCGGAAATTGCGAACATGGGGACGCAGGTGGCCCAGGCTACGGCGGTTTTCGGTGTTTCGAGCGCCGAGGCTTCGGCCCTGGGGGCTGCACTGCGTAGCATGGGGGTGCGTGCGGAATTGGGCGGGTCCACAGTGGGCCGGGCTTTTCGGGCTATTGATGATGCCTTGCGGAACGGAGGTGCGCGGCTGGAGTACCTTTCGCGGCTTACAGGCATGACGGGTGAAGAGTTGACCCGGGTTTTTGGAACGGATGCGGTTACGGTGTTCCAACGTTTTGTTGAAGGGTTGGGCCGAGCTGTCAACCAGGGACAGAGCGCAACAAAAGTGCTTGGCGCATTTGAACTTTCCGGTGAAGAAGTGCTTAAGGTTCTGCCCACCATGGCCAAACGTTCTTCCGAATTGGGCCGGGCCTTGGCCATTGCCAATGCGCAATTGCGGGACGGCACGGCGTTGACACGGGAGGCAGCGGCGGCTTCGCACTCCCATGCGGCCAAGATGCAGATCGAGGCGAACAAGACCGCTTTGCTTGCCCGAAAGACAGGGCAGGATCTGGCTCCTGCTTTTGAGACTGCCGCAAGGGCAGCGGCCGTGTTGGTGGGCTGGTTGGATCGGATTGGAACGCGTCTGGGCAAAAATATTTTTATGGTCCGGGAACTGGTTCAGGGCAATGTGGGGATTTTCGATGCGGCGCTTTGGTCCACCTCGGGCACGGATGCCTACCTGAAACGACTTGAGGACGGCAGCGCCGCACTGCTGCGGGCTGAGCAGGAGCTGGCGCGGCTGGGCAGCAGGGCGCAACCGCGTAATGCTGCGGAGGCAAGGGCCCTGAGAGAGGCCATTGCCTTACAGACGGAAAAGGTCCGGCTGCTGCGGGAGTGGGCCCTGGAAGAGCAACAAGCGGGGCAGGGAGTACAGGGAGCTTCCGGCGGGAGGATGGAGGGCATCCCCCTTGGGCAGGGTTTTACCGAAGCCGTTGGGGACGCAAGCATAGGGGCCGACAATACGGAAGGCGGGGATCTGACGCCACCGCCTGCCGCCTCCGAAGGGGGGACTGCCAAAGCCGTGGAACGGCTCTTGCGGCAATGGCAAGAATACTACCAGGAGCGCAAACTATCGGCATCGCAGTTTATCGCATGGCAGCTTGACCAAGAAGAGCAGGCCTTCAGGGCGTCGGATGTCTATTTGCAGTCCTCGCTTCGGCAGCGCCGTGAACTGGTGGACGGATTTAACCGGTACAGGGAAGCCAAACTGGCCGAGCAGCAGGAGCAACGGGGGCGTACCGTACGCGAGGCCCTGCTCCTTGCGCAGCAGAGCGCTTTGTCTGCGGGGCCGCGTTCCGGCCAGATGCGTGCGGAGCTGGACCTGGAAATGGCCGAGTACCGGAAACGTGAAGGGTATATGCTGGCTTCGGACGAACAGCGCCGCCGCATGGACGAGTCGTATGCCGAATGGCGGTCAGCCCGGGAACGGGAAATTACCAGGCAGATTCAAAGGGAACAACTGGAGCGGCAGCGGCCCGTGCAGGAAGCCCTGCACGCTTCCCGGCAGGCGGCGCTTTCCGTTGCGCCGCGTTCCGAGCAGCTGCGTGCGGAGATGGAGCGGGAGCTGGCGGAGTATCGCACCCGGGACGGGTATCTCGCTGCCTCGGACGCACAGCGCCGCCGCATGGACGGAGATTACGCCACCTGGAGGGCTGCCCGGGAGACCGCGTTGACCGAGCAATTGAATGCAGAGCAGCGCGAGCGGCTGGCTACTTCGGACAGCCTCTTGGACGGCATGGCACTCGGACTTGAGCGCTGGGCCGAGCAGACCGAGGGGACCGCGGGCAAGGTGGCGGACGTGTTTACGGGCATGTTTTCCGGGATGGATGCGGCCATGGGGGAGCTGACCAGTACGGGAGAACTCGACTTTAGCCGGATGGTGAGCGCCTGGCTGGCGGACATCGGGAGGCTTTCGAGCCAACAATTGCTGACCGGGCCCCTGGCGGCGCTTTTCTCCGGTACGGGCGCGAGCGAAGCCGGGGGACTGGTTTCCATGTTTGCCAACATGTTTCACTCCGGCGGGGTGGTGGGCGGACCGGGAGGCGGCAGTAGGGCGGTCTCTCCGCTCTATTTTGCCGGGGCCGGGCGCTACCACGGCGGAGGAGTTGCCGGTTTGCGGCCGGACGAGGTGCCGATCATCGCGCTGCGCGGCGAGGAGGTGCTGACCCGGCGGGACCCCCGGCATCGGGAGAATCTGGTAGCTCCGCACGGAAGGGGGGCCGGAGGCGCGGCCGCGGACCGCGTGGGCGTGCGGATCATCAATAGTCTTGATCCGGGCATTGTGCGCAACTATCTGGACAGCTCCGAAGGGGAGCGGGTCATCCTTAACGTGATTCGGCGTAATCCACAGATTTTACGCGGCTAGGAGGCGACATGGCCACGGAACAGGGCACGGCGGAGAATCATCTGGATCTGCTGGATCGGCTCCGTACTTTTTTGGTCGCCCAGGGATGGATGGCCGATTATTGGGATGCGGAAGCGGGCGTACTGGTGATGCATGGACCGGGTGCGAACGGAACGGACGAGGTCTACGTGGGGGCGCGCTGCTACGGGGACGAGAACGAAGACGCCTACGGCTGGGAGTTGCAGGGGTTCACCGGTTATGCCGCAGGGCGTGAATTCCTCCAGCCCGGACGTATCGAATCGTCTCCGCCGTTGCTGCCGCTCTGGAATACGGCCCTGCCTTACCGGTTCGTGGCGTCGGGACGGCGGGTGGTCGTGGTGGCTCAGGTCAGCACCGTGTTTACGGCGGCCTATCTCGGGCTGCTCAAGGCCTATGGTTCGCCCGGGCAGTATCCGTATCCGCTGGCCGTGGGCGGCACGGGCACGGGCTATGGCTCGCGGCGCTGGTCGGCCATGGGCGTGGACGCCAGGCAATTTGTGGATCCGGGAGCGCATCATGACGATTCGGACCGCAGCGGGCTGCGGGTGCTCTTTGGCTTTTGGGTCGGGCTGCGCAACGTGGCCAGAGAGAACGAGGAACCGCGCCTGGACCGGTATGTCTGGCCCTTTTCCAATCAGTATCGATATTCGAGTTCGCGCAGCGGCGGAATCATCAATTTGGTTCAGGCCCTGGACGGAACCTGCGTGCTTACGCCGCTGATTGTGGGCATTACCACTCCCTCCAGGGAAACCTTTGGCGAGCTGGAAGGTTGTTTTCATGTTTCGGGGCAGGGGCTGGCCGCGGGGGATCTGGTCACTGTGGGAGATACGGCGCATCTGGTGGTGCCGAACCTCAACCGCGCGGGCCGGGCCGACTACTGGGCCCTGGCCCTGGAGTAAGGCATGGGCAAGGCAGTATTTTACCCCACGGGCCCGCTGGAGGTTGTTGCAAATTTGCATCAGTTCCTGGCGGATGAGGGTTGGAGCATCGACCACTACGGTGATTACACCTATAGCACCTACTCCGGAGCCCAGGCTGATGCGGGGTTGCGGCTGCACGCCAGCATGGATGGCCTGCATTTGGAGGTCTACGGGTATGCCGGAGCCTGCCGACCGTTCGGCTTTTCCCACGTGACCAGCATTGCGGACGGGGTGGCGCTTTCGCTCTGCACTGGATTTGACGCGGGAGGGGCCTGGGAGTTGCAGCCCGGAAGCTGCCGGAGCCACTATGGAACGGGAACCGGTGCTCTGATTTCGCACGCTGCGGAGGGCGGCGTATTGCGGCTCTATTCCTGGGCTGGGCGGCCCCACGTGGCGATTGTGTTCGAACGGGGGGCGGGCGCGTTCCAGTGGCTCTGCTGGGGCAGGTTGGACCCCTTTGGCATGTATGCCGGTGGGGAATATTTTTGTGGCAGCCGGAGCAGCCAGGACTACAGCGTGGGACCGTTTGTGGTCGGCTCCCAGGGGAGCTCTTCGTCTTTTGGCAGCAGCTTTGTCCGGCTTGACGCAGAGGAGTTTCCGGATATGGCGGATACCGCGGGGTGGCTCCTGCCCACGCCCAATGGTGCCCGGCGACGCGTGCGTTGGCCGCTGCCCGGTTCGGACGGTGGACAGGTACGCTCTTCATCGGAAAACAAGGACTTATCCTTGATCCATTACACGGGTCTGGGCGGTCGGCCTTCCTCGCTCTTGGGGCTTTGTCCGCTTTTGCCCGTGCCTGCATTCGGCGAGACCGGCCAGGAAACGAACCTCTGGATGCCGCTGGGCACCGTGCCCGATATCCGTTTCGTGGACATGACCTCTCTGACGCCGGGGGCGGAGATGGCCCTGGGAGACGACGTCTGGGTCTGCTGGCCGCTTTTGGCCCGCAGCGACGCGGACGCGCGGGGCTTGGCCCTGCGGGTGGAGGACTGAATGGGCGCGTTTACCGGGGTGCGTTTGCCGTCCGTGGATTGGCTTGGATACGGGCTGAGCGCGAACCTTACCGGCAGGGCTCCGGGCGTGGCGGGGAATGCGTTGCAACGGGTCGGGCGGTGGACTTTGGGCGGGCGCACCAAGGCTCCGGCCCCGGCTTTGCGGGAACGGGCTTGGGGCGGGGCGCATTCTCCGAGTTATGCGAATGACCTCTACGGGCGGCTGCTGGTGCTGCCCGCCCGAGTGGATGCGGGCTTTCTGGGCTCGGACGCGACCCGGGACGTGGAGGTCTGGAACACGAGGGATCAGGCCGCCACGCTGGCGGACGTGATTCTGGACGGCGGGGACGGCCTGGAGATTTCCGCTCTGCCCGGCGAGGTCTTTGGCCCTCGTCAGTCCCGGCGTTATGAGCTGACGCTTTTTTCCGAACGGGGCAGCTCTATGCTGGACGGGGACGTGGCTCTGGTTTTTACGGACAACACGTTGCTGGTCCTCACGGTCACGGCGCAGCGGCTGGCGGTTTGGCCGTTTGTCCCTTTGCAGCCTTATTCCGAAGCGTTGGAATGGCTTACGGACGTGGTTACGGCGCGTTCCGGCCTGGAAAAACGTACCCGGCTGCGCGGTGGTCCGCGCCTGCGTCTCGAGCTGGACTATAACCTGCGCACGCCATGGGAGCGGGGGCTTTTTGAAGCGCTTTCCTATACGGCGCAGGAACAGGTCTGCGGCGTGCCCTGGTGGCCGGGGCAGCGGCTGGCGGGCGCGTTGCCCGCCGGGACGCAAACGATCCGCTGGTTCCGGGATCCATCCCGCGATCCGGACCGGGAACAGGAATTTACGCCGGGCGGTCTGGCGCTCGTTCTGGAGGACGCCGCCGGTTGGGAGGTGGTGGAGCTGGCCGGGGTGGCCGCCGGGGAGTTGCAACTGGCCCGGCCCCTGGAGCGCGAGTATGCGCGGGGCGTGGTGGCGCCGCTCTTGCGCTGCCGCATGGACGCCGCGTTTACACGCACGGACCTGCCTGCGGCCAGGAGCACGGCGCACGCGGCTTTTGATCTGCTGGAACCTGAGGTGCGGTCCACCGAGGAGGCGGCGCAGACCTGGCAAGGGCTTGAGGTCTACCCGCAACGACTTTGGTGTGATGTCGGGGGGGGGTGAGCATCCAAGGCGGGCGCGAACTGGAGGACTTGGACGGTGAAACCGGCGGGGTTCACCGGGTCGTGCATTCGGCTGCTGCGGCAGGTGTGATTCCGCTGCGGCTGCGGGCCGTGACCCGGCGCGAGTCGGCAACATTGCGGGCTTTGCTGCATCGCCTGGCCGGGCGCTTCACACCGTTTTGGCTGCCTTCCGGGCGTGCGGATTTGCAGCTCGTTGCGGACGTTGTTGATGGGGGAACCACGTTGCGCATTGCCGCCTGCGGGTGCGCGCGCATCGTTACTTCGCCCTCGCGACGCGCCCTGGCCCTGCGCACAGGGGACGGGGAGTTGTTGTATCGGGGGCTGCTTGCGGCCCGGGATGTGGGCGGCGGCGTGGAGGAGCTGGAGCTGGACGAGGCCCTGCCAACCCTGGGCAGGGATGTGCTGGTTTCCTGGCTGCGCCGGGTGCGCCTGGATGCTGACCGGGTGGAGCTTTCCTTCACGCGGGTCGGAGCGTGCACCGCAAAAGTACGGGTCCGGGAGGTGACGGCATGAGCGCGGACGTGGAGATTTACCGCTTTGAACTGAACGGCGAGGTGCGGCGTTTTACGAGCGCGGATGCGGCCCTGGAGTACGCCGGGGAGACTTATGAGCCTTTGGATGGTCTGCATCGTGATGATTTGGAGCAGACCGGGGAGTCCGCACGTTCGTCCCTGGTGGTGGAAATGCCGGCCACGGCGTTTCCTGCGTCGCTTTTTGCCGGGGGCGTGCCGGACGGAGTCGTTTTGCTGCGGCTGATGCAGCGTTCGTCCGGTGCATGGCGCATGATCTGGCGCGGGCGGGTGCTCTCCTGCGAGTATCAGGGCATTTTTGCCCGGTTACAGTGCGAGCCGTGGTTTACCTCCCTGAAGGCTCCGGGGCTGCGCCGGATGTTCACGCCGAGCTGCCCGCATGATTTTTGCGACTGGCATTGCGGACTGGATCCGACGGATTGGACCGTCACCGACCGGGTGGCCGCAGTGGACGGGACGTGGTTGCACCTGCCGCGGGCCGGGGAAATGGCGGAGGGCTCGCTTTGCGGAGGGGTATTGCGGTTTGGCGGAGCGGCTCGGGAGGTCCTTGGGCATGCGGGCGCGGATTTGGAGCTGATGCGTGCCCTCTCCGGATTGAAGGCCGGGGAGTACGTCAGCGTGCTGGCCGGGTGCGACAAGAGTACGACGACATGCGCCGCTCGGGGCAATCTGGCCAATCATGGGGGGTGGCCCAATATTCCCCATAAGGATCCGACCACGGGGGACCCTGTATTATGAGCGCTTGGTGGTGGATCGTGGCCTGGGTGGCCGTGGCCGTGTTGGGGTCGGTGTTGAATGGTGGGCAAAAGGCTGCCCAGGTCCGGCCGGAAACGGACATCGACGTTAGTACCGCTCCGGAAGGGCGTCATATTCCCGTGGTCTTCGGCACGCGGCTGATGACCGGGCCAAGCATCGTCTGGTGGGGAGATTTGCGTACCTCGGCCATTAAAAGCAGCGGGGGCAAAAAATGAACGTGCGGGTGCATGTTCGCCACATGCGGGCATTGGGATATTGCCTGAAAGGGTGCCGACGTTTTTACCGCGAGCATGGGCTGGACTGGGGCGCATGCTTGCGCGAGGGCACCAAGGCGGACGAACTGGCCCGGCTGGGCGACGCCATGGCGGACCGCGCCGTGGCCTTGGCCGAGGCCGAGGCGGCTTCTGACGGGGACGGGGAGGGCGCGGCATGAGCGGCGGAGGCTCCAGCAAGAAAACCACGGTGGGGTATCGGTATTACTGGGGGGCGCAGGTGGTCATCGCCCATGCCGTGGACGCTGTGCTCGGGCTGCGCTTTGGCGAACAGTACGGCTGGACCGGAGAGCAGGACACTTCCGGCAGGATTCATGTTTCCGCTGCGAGCCTTTTTGGCGGGAAGGGCAGCCAGGGCGGAGTGTCCGGGGCTGTGGACGTCTGCATGGGCGAGGCGGATCAGCCCGTGAATGATTATCTGGTTTCGCGGATTTCCGGACCGGTTTCCGCTGCGCGGGGAGTGGCCTCTTTGGTGTTTCGGTCTTTTTATTGGGGCAACAATCCCTACATGCGCCAGATCGGGGTGCGGGTGCGGCGCATTTTGCGTTGCGGACGAGGACGGGGGCAATGGTATCCGGAACGGGCCGAGGTGGGGGCCGGGGACATGAACCCGGCGCATATTATCCGTGAGTGTCTGACCGATCCGGACTGGGGGCGGGGACTGCCCGAGAGCCTGCCGGACGAGACCGCTTTTCGTGCGGCTGCGGATATGCTTTTTGCCGAAGGATTCGGCCTTTCCGTGGTCTGGTCCTGCGCGTCCGGCATTGACGACTTCATCCAGAGCATTCTTGACTGCATTGATGCGGTGCTTTTTGAGGATCCGGAGAGCGGGGGCATTGGCCTGCGGCTTTTGCGCGACGATTATGACGCGGATGCATTGATCGAGTTGGGACCGGACGAGATTGTCCGTTGCGAAAAATTCGCCCGCCCGGCCTGGGGCGCTACCGTGACCGAGGTCAAGGTGGTCTGGCTGGACGAATTAAACCACGAACGGACGGTCTATGAGCGGGATCAGGCCGCTGCGGCCATGCAGGGAAACCAGGTTTCCGAGACATTGCGTTATCCCGGCATCAGCCGTGAAGAGCTTGCCCAGCATGTTTGCGGACGGGAGCTGCGCCAGCGTACCGGGAACCTGGCCCAGGTCACGTTGGTCTGCACGCGGGCTGCTGCGGGGCTGCGGCCCGGAGACGTATTTGCTTGGATTTGGCCGGAGTACGGCATCGTGCGCATGGCGTTGCGAGTGGTGCGCGTTGGGTATGGGGCGAACGCCGCCGGAGCCGTGCGGCTGGAATGCGTTGAGGACG